CATATTTTGCTTCTAATGCTGTGCCTGATGCTATGGATTTTAATTTTGCTAATAGCCAAGCTGCACAAAACGTCAGAGACAATAAAGATAAAGGAAGTTTGTTTCGTGATCCACAAAACCCTTTAAGTAGTGCTATAAACTATTTAAGTAAAATTGGCCCACAAAACACATATAACAATTTAAGCATGGGTCAAGTGCCGACTTACAATGCACAAGGTCAAATAACAGGTACAACTGGACAAGGTTTTGGTATGGCTAGTCCTACTGGTTCTGTGCCTGGTTATGAACCATTTTCACCTGTAATACCAACAACAAATGTTAACATGAATATGGGTGACGATAATGGTGGTAATGAACAAACTATTATTAGAAGAAACCCTAGTGATCCTGTGCAGGATGACCCAACATTACCACCTGTATCAGATGAATTAGCATCTGACTATTTGCAGAACCCTTTTTACTTATATTCTGGTCAAGGCAACCTTTATCAGCCGTATGGATATGCAGCTAATTCATTGGTCAATCTTCTTAGAACCAGAAACATGACACAACCACAACAACGTGCAGCTAATTTAGGGTTGTTCGGTAATCCGGGAGATTTTTCATAATGCAGATAGATATGCAGATGGCAGCTAAAAATTTTCGTAGTTTATCACAACAAGAACAGGAAATATTAAGAGAAGCAGCCGACAGTCCATTATTAGGTATTCTTTCTAAGGTATTCGGACAGGAATTTGTTGAATCAATCAACAGTTTTAGTCTCAGAAAACCACAGAGAAAGATGGATGCAGAAATGCGTCAACAAGCAGCAAGGATGTTAATGAGATGAGTAGACAAACTTTTATTCATGTTGGTGGCAAACTTGTTGAAAAATCAGAAGCAATGAAATCTCATTCTGTGAATATTATGAGGGATATTGAGCCTTATCAAAATATGAAAGATTTTGGTTGGATACAATCACGTTCACAGCACAAAGAGTTCTTGCGTAAACATAACTTAATTGAAGTAGGGAATGAACAAAATCATATTTTTAAATGACAGATAATTTAGAACAGCTAGAAGAAAGCACTCAAGATTCTGCACCAACAAGTCCAGAGTCTACTAATGAGTCAGCATCCGAGACAGTTCGTGAGACTATAAACAGGGTGTTGGCAGGTCAGGAAATCCAAGAAACAGAAGAAGCTGACACATTACCAGAACCACCAGAGCCAGAGCAACAGGAAGAAGCCGAAGAAACAGATGAGGTTGCTGCTAAAGATGACGAGGAAAAGGCTGAAGATGAGCCTTTGGAAGCGATAGCCCCACCTCAACATTGGCCAAATGATTTTAAAGAGCAGTTTAACAAGATGGATGCTACAGGTCAGCATTTATTTATGAAAAGATATAAGGACTTAGAGGGTGATTATACTAAGAAAACACAGTCACTAGCTAAGTACCGAAAGAGACAAGAAGCCTTTGACGAGATTATGAAACCACATATGGATGATTTCTCAAGGGCAGGAATGGATGAGGTTGGAGCAGTTAGACAACTACTTGCAGCCCACGATTATTTGCGTAAAGACCCTAAACAGGCAATCCAATGGCTTGCTAAGAATTATGGGGTAGATATGTCGGAAGTCGGATTAGACACAGCCGAAGATGATTACGCAGACCCACAAGTGAAAGCATTGCAACAGCAAGTAGCCCAGTTACAAGGTTTTCTAAATCAACAACAACAGACACAAATGCAAAGTGTTCAGCAAAACACACAGTCAATGATCGACCAATTTGCAGGTGAAAAAGATGCCAACGGCAACCCAAAACATCCACACTTTTCAGAAGTCAGGGATAGAATGGGAGTTCTAATACAAGGCAATCAAGCACCAGACTTAGCAACAGCTTATGATATGGCTGTCTATGCAGACCCTAAATTAAGACAGAGTTTAATGGACAACTATGCTGCGACTAAGACACAGAAAAAGGTAAAAACCGAAGCTGTGGCAAAAGCTAAAAAAGCACAAAGATCAACTGTTAGGGGTAATGCTGCTCCTGCTGAAAAAGCACTTCCAACTGGTTTGTCTGTAAGAGACACAATAATGAAATCAATTCAACAATTAGAAAATAATGAAAGGGGATAGATTATGGCGAGTCCAAATTTATCGGAAATAATCACCACGACTCTTAGGAATCGTTCCAAAAGTCTGGCTGATAACGTAACAAATCATAATGCTTTGTTAAGAAGATTAAGTGAGAATGGTAACATTTCTACTGTTACTGGTAGACAAATCGTTAGAGAACTTGAGTATGCTTCAAACGGCACAGTTGGGTTCTATAATGGGTATGAGACATTAGATGTTTCACCATCTGACGTTTTAACAAGTGCTACATTTGAATACAAACAATTAGCAGGAAATGTAACAATTTCTGGTCTTGAGCAGATACAAAACTCTGGAACAGAAGCTATCATTAACTTGCTAGAGTCAAGAATTGGTGTACTTGAAAAAACTATGTCAAACACACTTTCAACATCACTCTATTCAGATGGTACTGGAACAAGTGGTAAGGAAGTAGGTGGTTTACAGTTGATAGTAGCTGATGCAGGTACAGGTACAGTAGGTGGAATTAACAGTTCTACTTATACATTCTGGCAAAATGCACAGACTACAGCAACAAGTTCTGCTTTTAGTACAACTAATGTCCAAGCTGACATGAACAACATCTATTTAAGTTTAGTTCGTGGATCAGATAGCCCAGATTTAATTATGGCTGATACTAATTCCTATAAAGCCTTTTTAGGCTCATTACAGGCAATTCAGCGAGTTACATCTGACAGAGTGGCAACATCTGGTTTCACTAGTGTTCAGTATCTAAATAGTGATGTGATTTTCGATTCGGCTTGTCCGACAAATAAAATGTATTTCTTAAATACAGACTATTTGAGATTGGAAGTCGCAGCTAACAGAAACTTTGTTCCTGGTGAATCTAGAATGTCAGTTTCGCAGGATGCAATGGTTCAACCTATGTTTTGGAGCGGAAATTTAACGTGTAGTAACAGAGCTTTACAAGGCGTTATTCACGTATAACATTAACTAAATAGAAAGGAAGTTGTTATGACAATAGCAGCAGTTTTGGGGATTGACGTTACAGCCCAAAGTACAACACCAGAATTTATACCTGGTCAATTAGGAGTTGTTACAGACTCTAATGGTACTAAAATTTATAAGTATCTTAAATATGATGATGGAACAGCAGCCGTTGATGGTGTAGCAGGTGAAGTTGCCTATTACTATACGTTGGATGGCTATAAAAACCATGTTTGTTCATCTGATTTAAGTGACTCTATTGAAATAGGTGCAGGAGTAATCCAGGCAAATATTGCAACAGAAACTTATGGATGGTTTCAAATTAAAGGAGCAGCCACATTAACGATTGCTTTAACAGCAGGTGCAGATGGTGATCCATTAACACCAACTGGTGCAGCCGATGGTACATTAGACGTATCTTCAGCAGCAACAGACAATGTGTGTGCGATTGCAGGTGATATTTCAGATAAAGAAATAATCTGTGATTTCCCATTCTAAATAAAACTATGGGGGCAGGGAAACTTGCCCTCTTATCAACTAATCTGGAGGGATTATAAATGTCAGTTACACCACAATTTTATGAACGTGAATTTAATGGTAAAATACGAGATTTCGTAAGAATTACTGTTAAGGGTATGAAAGATATATTTGAAGCACCTGTTAGACCACAGGATTTATCTAGGTTTCCAATAGAGTGGGAAGCCTACAAGAAAACAAAAGGCAATAAGAAACAAGTTGGTACACCACTCAAAGATTTACCTGCTATGTCAGAGTCAAGGCGAATAGAATTAGAATTAATTGGAATTGAATCTGTAGAAGATTTAGCAAATGCTGAAATAGATAAATTACGAAGTATTGGCGAGCCTTATGTTGAATTACAACGTATCGCAGAATTAACCATGAACGCAAAAAAGCCAAGTCCTAAAAAAGTACATAAACCATTAAATATAGGAATACCAGATGAGCCTATTGACAATTTGCCAGAACGTAGCTGACTTCACAGGGTTTGAAAGAGAAACAACAATAATCTCTAACACTAGCCCTACAGCAAGACAGTTATTAGCTTTATGCCAACGTGAGGGCAAACAGTTAATGAGGGCAACTGCATGGCCAATACTATTAAAAGAGCATACGTTTTCGACTGCATCTGGCACACAATCTTATGCTTTGCCGACTGATTTTGATAGGTTTGTTGGTGATACTGCATTTAACAGGACTGACCTTGATAAGTTCAC